TTTCTCAGTTATAATCATAAACTCCCAGTTGCGGTCGAGACAGAATTCTTTGGCAGCTTCCCATTTAGCGAGATTGACTCCCCATTGTTTGACTTCGTTGATGAATCTTTTTGTTGTACGAGAAGGTTTTTTTGGTTCTTGTGTAAATCGTTTCGGCTTCACCTCAACAAGACACATTCTTACTTTGTCTTTGCTGCGTATCTTCACAATAAAATCTACAAAATAACGATGTATTTTATTATCTAGTGGCGAACGATAAGGTATAACTATCTCTTCACTTCCCCATTCTAATACAGAATCGCTGAGGTCACACCAGTTCATAAACTTCAATTCATAACTAGAGCGGTATGTAATCTGTGAAACATTGCCTTTATACTTCGCAGGATTTCTAGGCTGGAATCTTCCTGAATAAACTTCTTTTGAATAGGTCATAAATATTGTGTACGTTGAAAATGTATTCTATTTATAGAACCTGTTATAAATAGAGAAAACCTTTGCTTTAACAGGAATTCCAATGGAAGATTTGTTCAACATTCAAGACGTAGCTGCGAAATTAGTTTCAGGCGACAGTGTTAGCGATAATAGTTTTCGTGTCTCTGAAACTCCTCCAGATTCGTCAGATGAAAAAAAACGAGAAAAACAACTACTCAACAAATTACAACCTTTTCTTTTTTCTACTAGTCAAGTTTTCCAATATCCGTTGAATGTTGGAGAAAGTGAAGAACAACCTCATAGTGTTCGTTTTTATATTAATGCCAGATCGAACAGCAGAGTAGCTGAAAATACTAAGAATGTTCGCCAATTCGGGCCGTTGAAAGCAGAATATCTGAATAAACTTCTACCAGTAGACTCTACAGATGAAAATAGATTGACTGCGGAACAGAACAAAGCTGTAGGAAAAGTAACTTCTATTGGAGTAACTGCTGGTATTGCTACTAAACTTGTTGGAGCTATTTCTAAAGGAGCTAGTCCTTTAGCATTAACTGCGATTGCAGGGGGTGGAGGATATCTTGGTGCGAAAGGAGCAGATGCGGTAATAGAGACTACGAGTAAAGTAAGAACTCTTGGGGCCATTGAACTTTATGTAGCAGCGCCGCCTGTCGCTCAATATTCTGCAAACTGGGAAAACAAAGAATTAGGAGCTCTTGCAGGACTTGGTGACAATTTTAAAAATGGTATTGGTTTTGAAAATTTGCTTAAAGCAGTGCCTGGTGTTGGAGAATTGGGTGCTAGAGGAGCTATTAAAGCCGCTGCAAACTTACCTGGAGGCGTAGGCATATCCGGAGAATTGGGAGCATCAATTGACTTAGCTTCAGGTAAAGTAGCTAACCCATATAAAGAGCAACTATTTTCTAACATGGGATTCAGACAGTTTGCTTTTAATTATAAATTTAATCCGAGGAATAAACAAGAATATGATAACGTACAAAAAATAATTCAGTTATTTAAATATCATATGCATCCTGAAGTTTCTCCTAATAGATTATTCTTAGAATACCCGTCTGAATTCGAGATTGAATATCATTACAATGGAAGAGAAAATAAAAACGTAAGTAAAATATCAACGTGTGCTCTTACTGATGTGAAAATTACATACGGCAATCAAGATGCCTTCACTACGATTAAAGATATGAATGGTGCTCCTGCTGAAATTAATATGCAGTTGGCATTCACTGAGCTAGAGACACTAACCAACGAAAGAATAGCGGACGGATACTAATGTTTTTTAAAGCTATGCCTACAATAGGCTATAAAGTAGATGGCAAAACTGTTTCAACTAAAGACATTTTTAGACGAGTTGGGCTGGATCGTAAATACAACAACAGATTAGCACTCGACTCTTACTACGTGCGAGATGGAGAAACTCCTGATATTGTTGCGAACAATGTATATGGCTCATCTAATTATCATTGGGTTATATTGACAGTGAACAACATCGTCAATCCTTATGAAGAGTGGCCTAGAAAAGAAGCAGAATTGTTCGATTACACTGAGTCAAAGTATGGCGTAGGAAATGCGCTATTAGATCACCACTATAGGCTGACTTCTAACACCGATATTATTGTTGACTATGATTCCACAAAGATAGCTGATGGAGATATAGAGGCAGTCTCTAACTATGATTTTGAATTAGATTTAAATCAAAGCAAGCGACAAATTTATTTACTGAAAACTGATTATCTTGCCGGTTTTGTTACTAATTATAAAAAATTGATGGCCAACTAAAAAATGGATTATTCGAAAGAAACTCTAGTACATGCTGGTGATTACATTTTAGAATCACTAACTCTTAGTAGTCAGAACAGAGGTGCGTCTGCTGACATATCTGAGTTTATGTTAGAGTTAAATATTTATGAAGATTTGTTTTCTCCTTGTATGACTGGCAATCTTATTGTAGCAGATGCTGCTAACTTGATTAGTAACTTTCCTATTCTCGGTAATGAATATGTTACTGTAAAACTACGAACGCCTACATTAGAAGATACTCCATACAATGTAATAGAAAAAACATTTCAAATATATGCTATCTATGATAGAGTACTTAATGACGATAGATCACAATATTATAATATCTCTTTCATGTCTATTGAAGGATACGAAAATCAAACAACAGTAGTAACAAAAGCGTTTAGTGGTTCTACTGACGAAGTGGCGCAAAAAATATACGAAGACTATCTTGAATATGACAGACCATTAGTCATCACAGACACTCCGCATACAAGTAGAATAAAGTATGTTTCAAATCATTGGTCTCCTTTTAAAAATATGAATTTTGTTACAAAGACTGCTAAAGGAAGTAAACTTAAAGGTTCTGACTATCTTTTCTTTGAGTCTAACAAAGCGTTTTACTTTTCTAGTATCGAAAACCTCATAGCATCTCAAAAAGAAGCAGTATTTGATGAATATGTGTTTGAAAGAGATGGAGCAAACATGCCAAGACGAGTCACAGAAGTAGGCTATACTGGAAACAGATTGCCAGATTCGGTCACCGCAATTGAAGATTTAAAAATGCTGACCACTATAGATACTCTTGAGGGCAATAGGAGAGGAGCATTTGCAGCATCTATCGACGGTTATGATTTATATACTAAGAAAGTAATCAATGTTTCTTCACGTTTCAACTTTCCAGATTTTGTAAAGACTGGATCTAATAGCATTGTGCCTTCAACTTTACTTAAAAATCCTAAAGCACATAAAGATTTTTACTCACACAATACCGGACTATTTAATGACTTTGGTTTAACTGACGAAGAAGATTTACCTGCTGGTCACACTGCTTCGAACATTTCAACTAAGTTACTGAATCGCCGAGGGTATTTAAGTTCTTTTGATAATAATAAGTTTCAAGTAGTGGTGCCAGGAAGAACAGACATACAAGTTGGTAATGTTATAAGTCTTTTGTATCCATCTGCTGAGGCACCATCAGCAGAAGAGTCTACAGTACTAGATCCTCTACTTTCTGGATTATATATCATATCAGCGATTCATCATCAATTTGATAAGAACAGACATATTATGACTACAGAAATTATTAAAAACGGATACGAAAAATCTCCTGAGACAGTTGAGTTAGAAGGAGATAATGAAAATGTATCCTAGTTTTAGTTGGTGGATAGGAGTAGTAGAAGATCGTGTCGATCCTGCTATGCTCGGAAGATGTAAAGTGCGTATTATCGGTTATCACACAGATGATGCCACTGAACTTCTAACAACAGATTTACCATGGGCAGTGCCTTCAATGCCTGTCACATCTGCCAGTGTATCTGGAATAGGCGAGACTCCATCATTTGTAGAAGGAACTACTGTTCTAGGTTTCTTCAGCGATGGCCCAGACGGTCAAGTTCCTATTATCATGGGTACTCTTCCTGGCAAACCAAGAAATAAAAACACTGATCCTCTCAAAGGATTTTCAGATCCTAATGGCAAGTATCCTCGACACAAAGAGGCTACAGGACTCAACGGTTTACAAGAATCAGATTTATCGAGACTATCAAGAGGCGAAGACGCAGAAACTCATGCTAGTCTTTTAAATAAAAGAGAAACAAGACAAAGGGCAGTAATGAGGGCAGTGGCTCCTCGTGTAGATTCTATTTCAGAAGATATTCCTGGAGCAGCATATGACAGAAATGCTTGGAATGAACCTCATCCTAGATTCGGTGATATAGAAACTGGTTTTTATACTGCGCCAGGTTCAACACCCACTTTTACTAAAGGAACTACGTCTGTATATCCTTTTAACAAAGTAGTAGAGACTGAGACTGGCCATGTTTTTGAGGTAGATGATACTCCTAACAACGGGCGTATTCACGAGTATCACAACTCAGGTACATTTTACGAGATACAGGCTGACGGAACTAAGATAACTAAGGTTATCGGCGATGAATATGAGATAACTTTAAAAGACAAAAAAGTATATGTACACGGGTCTTGTGATGTGACGATATCAGGCGATGCGAGAATGCTCGTCACTGGCGACATGTACCAAGAGATTGGTGGTAATCTCTTCACTACAGTTAGAGGAAATCGTGTTACTAAGATACAAGGAAATGATTTGACAGAAGTATTGTCTGGTCAAAGTACTAACGTCTCTCGTGACAGTTCCTTTAGGTCTGGCGGCAATCACACAAACACTATAGTTGGAGATAATACTGGATCTATCGGCGGCAATAATTTTACTATGGTGGGCGGTAGTAGCTCTTCTCATGTTCTAAAAAGTACAAGTATGATTTCAGGACTAGGAGTTAAGATACTGAGCGCAACTGGCAACATGAAGTTACTTGCTCCTATTGGGACTTTCAAGGCAGTAAGTTTAAATATGTCACTTAAGGCTTCTGCGAGTCAAACATTAACGAGCGCAGTTCAGTTAGTAGAAGCAAATTCTTTACAGACCCTTTCATCTTTGGGAGCGCAAATTTTATTATCGACTGCTCAAAATACAATTTCTCCTGCTAGAAGTATTATTGGAAATACTACTCATACAGGCAACCTCACAGTAATAGGTGTAGCAAGTGGTACAATCGTGAGACAAGGACCTATTGTTCTTGGAACTCACAAGCATCCTGCTAACATGACTCCACCAGTACCATAGGAAATAAGAAATGAGTTTATGCGGAGCAACTGAAAAACTAGTAGAGCTTACTGACAGCTTTTTAACTAAAGATGAATTAATAGACAAAGCTATTGATAAATTGCCTATAACTCCTGCTCAGGGACAAGCTATTCAAGACGCAATTGAAATTGCTCTTATTGCGACTGACGCAGCAGCTTTACAGTCTCTAGTCACATCTAAACTAAAAGAGTTTTTGCCAGAAATAGAGCTGCCAGAAGAAATAAAAGGTCTTCAAGCTGACATCGAAGGATTTGCATCAGATATATTAGCAGCCAAACTAGCAGTCGATGATATAAAAAATGAAGTTTCTAACTTGAAAACAAAATACGATGGACTAGATTTAGGCGATGTTGCTATTGATGATATACCCAACTTATTGAAACAAGGTGCTTTAGATTTAGATAATCTATGTAAGAAGATTCCAAATTTTGAAGAAGATGGAGCAGGATTTGTTTTGAAAGGAACACCTATAACTACTCCTAAGAAGAGTGCAATTGCTGATCTTTTAGGTATACAGATACCAGAAGTTAAAGATGTTGTTTACAGAATACAAGAAGTAAAACAAGCAAAAGAAAAATCATTTATAAACGTAGATTTACCAGATTCTATCGGACTATAACAAAACGAGTTATAAATACTAAGATGGCAAACGATACTCTTAAAATATCTAGACTTTACAAAGATTTGGATTTAGCATTCACTGCAAATCCATTGACAGGTGATGTCTCTAAAAAATTAGATGTAAACGCAGTAAAACAATCAATAAAGATATTGATGCTTACTAACTTTTATGAGCGTCCTTTTGCTCCTCAGAAAGGAGCAAATTTAAGAGGACTATTATTTGAGCCAATGAGTTCAAATTTTGCAAGTATCATTCAGAGAACTATATTAGATTTGATTACTTCTTATGAGCCTAGGGCAAGAATTGAAACTATAGTAGTAAGCCCTAATTTTGATACTAATTCATATGAAGTTACGTTGACATTCTTTATTGTGGGTATTGCTAGACCTCAGACACTTACGGCCAACTTAAAAAGATTAAGGTAGAACAATGGCACAACTTAATGTATCCGAATTAGATTTCGATCAAATCAAACAATCTCTAAAAACCTTCATGCAAGCGCAAGATGAGTTCAGAGATTATGACTTTGAAGGTTCTGCGTTGTCTGTCTTGCTGGATACTCTAGCATACAATACACACTATAATGCAGTACTTGCTCACATGCTTGCGAATGAATCCTTTCTAGACTCTGCTATTAAAAGAAACTCTGTGGTTTCTATTGCTAAGTCTTTGGGTTACACACCAAGATCAACAAGAGCAGCCACAGCATTTGTAGATTTTTCTGTTGTCCCTTCTTCTTCATATGATCGGACTACTCTTACTCTTTCAAGAGACACTATATTTTCTTCACAGAGCGGTGGAACAAGTTTTGAATTTTACCCAGAATCAGATGTCACTGCCACAATTCAGACTATTGATGGTGTAGATAAATTTGTTTTTAATAATCTAGCGATTAAAGAAGGCACAAGAGTTTCAAATAGATTTTTCATAGATTCAAATACTGTATCTGGTCCTCTTATTATACCAAATGATGGTGTAGACACTTCTACACTAAGAGTTAGAGTCCAAGCATCTAATTCTGATCTAACTCTAGAGACTTATCAATTATCTACTGGAGTTTTAGATTTAAAAACTACTACCAGTGCGTATTTTCTAGAAGAAGGACATGACGGCAAATACATTATAAGATTTGGTGACGGAGTATTTGGCAAAAAACTAGAAACTGGAAACATTGTAATTATAGATTATCTCGTAACTTCTGGCGCAGAAGCAAATGGTGCGAGAGGCTTTCAAGTGGGAGCAACACTCACAAATGGAACTGACGAACTTAAAAGTTTTGACACAGCAAACACTGTCAAGGCATCAGGCGGCGCAGCTAGAGAAAGTATTGATAGCATAAGAAAGACTGCACCTATCTATAATCAAGTTCGAGAAAGAGCAGTATCAGCATCAGACTATAGAAGTCTTATTCTTGCCGACAATCCTAGCGTCCAATCATGTTCTGTTTGGGGAGGAGAAAATAATGATCCTCCTATATACGGAAAAGTTTTTATCTCGTTAGATCCTGTAGAAGGACAAATAATAACAGACGAAGTGAAAGACCGAATCATAAACACTTTGATTTCTCCACGAGCACCGGTTGCTATATTGCCAGAGTTTGTTGATCCTGAGTACACTTACATAGGACTCAGAGTTGGTATCGTTTATGACTCTTCAAGAACATCGTTGACTTCAGGACAGATATCACAAGCAGCCAGTACCGCAATTACAAATTATTTTAGTACTGATCTCAATCAACTAAACAAAAACTTTTATTATTCTAGTGTACACAATGCAGTAAAATCTGTATCAAATTCTATAGTATCTGTGAACATAACTCCAACTTTGCAGAAAAGAATTACTGCATTGACAGGATTAAACAGCAACTATAATTTTACTTTTAATAGTAGAATTCAACCTAGAGAATTGCATAGTAACTGGGCAAATATTACTGTAACTGGAACTACCTATAAAGTTAAATTCCAAGATACTCCTAATACAGGGGTTGTTCCTCCTGCTTATAATGGAACAGGCATTGTTTCTATTGTGGATACTAGTGGAACTAAAATTGCAAATGTAGGCACTATAGATTATAGCACTGGTGCAATATCGTTGAATGGCGTAACAGTAGCTTCTCTTTTTGGCAATGATACTCAATTAAAATTCAGAACAAGGCCGCATGACGATTCAAAGGATATTGTTACTAGTACTCTAACAAGACAGTCTGATATATCGACTGCGGCAGTTGTTGCAAAGCCTGCTAAAAACACAATACTTACACTAGATGACAGCGTTGTTAATTCTGTTACTGGATCTAGAAAAGGCTTAGAAATAGTAGTATCTACAGAAGTCGAAGGCTATTAATGTCACATCAAATACCAGAGTTTTTAAAGTATGTTTCTAGCATCACTATTGAAAATGGTGGTTCTGGATACAGCGCAGAGTCAGCAACTCTTCCTACTATAACAATATCAGGGGGAGGAGGAACTGGCGCAACTGCGACAGCAAGTGTTCTTGGTGGTGTAATAACTACAGTAAACGTAACAAATATAGGCAGTGGCTATACTAGTGCTCCCACTGTAACTGTAACAGATTCAACTGGTGGAACTGGTGCGGTTTTAACTGCTGTGCTTGGTTTTGCTACTAGTACTCCTACTGAATACGAAGAACAAAGCTCTATAGGAGTCAAGTACACTGTTCCTGAATTTATACGTGATGATTATACTCAATTTATTACTTTCATTGAAAAGTATTATGAGTATATGGATTCTGATGGAA